CCAATGGCAAACAAAAAATGAGTACTCTCTTTATTTCATGGCATCAACACACACGGAAGGACAACAACTTCTAGCCCATGCCCTAGGTTGGCGCTCGTTTGTTGCAACTGACAATGTGATAGACAAATTTGTAAAATGCCCTGCAAGTAAAGAAATGGGGTTTGTTAGCAATTGCTCTAAATGTGGTTTGTGTAGTGGAACTGAAGGCAAAGGCAAAAAAAGTATAACAATTTTAACACACTAAAAATATGAAGCAATTAAACGATAAACAACTATTCAAATTAGACGCGCAAATTAGCGCCCTAAGTGACAAACTTACTAAGGTTTGTAATCAACACAAAGTAAGCGATAAAAAAATGGAATTAGTCAACGTATCGTGGTGCGATTGGGACGCATACGAAACACAAGAAGGTATCGTAAACGCATTACACAACATCGACATCGAACTTTCTAACTTATCATATTACATAACACAACTAGCGAAATGACAACATTATTAATAGCAAATAGTTTGCCTATCGTTTGGCTCCTAATTTACCCAATCGGTACAATAGTTTGGTACCTTGTAGATACAAAAATCATTAACAAACCTAAAAAACTATGAAACAAATAACAATCAAATCAATTAACGCGTTCTTGAATGCAACGCGTTTTAAAGAAAGCAATACAGAAGTTGAAGTATTGCCAAATGTAACAATTTTAAAACTATTCGGCAACGCGATTGCGTATAGATACAACGACCCAAACAACACGTTATCAATTACAAATTGCGGTTGGCAAACAAACACAACAAAGGAACGTTTAAACGGGTTACCAAATGTAAGGATACAACAAAAGCGCGGTGAATGGTATTTAAACGGGCAACAATGGAACGGCAATTTAATCGATATAAACCTATGAACAACTTACAACAACTAGACAAAAACTACTTTTGGGTGGAACGCCCAAAGGTAGTGCTCACGGAACTACAAAGGCATTTCGACAACGTCGAAGACGTGACCTACATAAACGATGGTGCCCCATCACTTGAGGTAAATGATAAATATTTGGTATTCATGCCAAATAGTATACGACTAAACCACGACACCGAGGAATACAATTACTACATGATAGTGGAGAGTGAGAACTACGGAACGGACGCGCTAACAATTGAATGTGAGACCTTAGACAAAGTAATCGACGAACTAACCGAATTAATAAATGCTAACTAAACGCGAATACTTCGACAAATTGACAACGGGCGCAAAATTAGATTACCCCGAACTTTCGATCCAAATTGATGATATCATCGACGAGATGTTGAGCCAATGCGAGATTGAGAACGAACCAACGGACAACGACCTTTGGTATGCCGAGCAACAATTGAACGACCTAATCGAGCGCAACCAAGAACCAGTACAAGAGCCAACACAATGGTGTACAATTAAAGAGATAGAACAATGAAAACAATACAACACTCAAGCCTTGAATGGTCTACTGAAGATGTAGACCTTAGAATGAATTCATTAGATATTGATGAATCAAAATTTACAACGGACGCAAAATTAAATATGTTATATGATTTTTTTGATAGCGAATCCGATTTGATAATGGAATTTATCAACCAAAGATTAGAAAATTATTTATTTGAAAATATTACAAAAAACTGACAAAACAATTTGTTTATTCACAAACTACACACTAATATTGCACTGATGATTACTAGACAAGATATTTTAGACGTGGCACTACAACTAGGTATGCCAATTACTGACAAGCAAATAAATTACGTTTTAGAAAACTATTCTAAAACGGGCGAAATTTGGAACGCACAAGTTGAAGACTTGTTATACCAATGCGAACCAAAAGTTTGCGATATCACGGGCGAACCTATGACTGAGGGATGGCTTGCTGATGATTCAATATACTTCAAGTACGAGAAAGATGCCATTGCATGGTGCATTGAGAACGGCTACGAGAGTATTGATGATGCATACGAATGCGATGCAATCTATTGGACTGAGTGGGAAGATTGATATATTGCTCTAAGGGGATAGCATCCCCTTAAAGCAACCAATAATGTTCATTGACGTACGGGGCGAATTAAGTGTAACAACTTAATAGGTGGGTGCTAACAATCCGTTAGCATGAATTGACATGGATTAGTCAATACCTACTGAAGGCGGGAATAATGGTTGCAAGAGTCCCTTGCATTGAATGAGCGCGGAACAACTCAGCCAACCACACGACAAGCGCAGAGCGATACTTCGGTGTACCCGTGTGGGCAAACCTAAAAACTATGAAACTAATTAAATTAACCAAACTACACTTTGATTACACTAATGAAATTGAAGAATCTATTTACTATGTAAATGTAGAAACGATTGAGACAATTAAAACGCACACAAAAGTCAAGAATGACAAACCAATTGGTGAGTACACTTTGATTTCTTGGGTAAATGGAACATCATCACAATGGTGGGTAAAAGAAGATTTAGAAGACATCGTTGCATTTATCAACAAGTAATTATAACAAACACACAACACTAAAATATAACAAATACAGATATGGATAACAATCAAAAATCATCAGCAGACCACATCATTGAGCATTTAAATGCAATTGACATTGATGGGGAAACAATGGAGTACATTGTATCGGGAACATTTATGAGAGAGCAGTTATTAAAGCAATTAATGATGAGTGCTTCGTCATCCGAAATTAATAACATTATGGACGAAAGAAAAGACTTTCACAACACTAAAATATAACAAATACACAACCATGGCATAATGACTGACGAACACAAACAACTATTAAAACTATGAAACTAACGAACGATAACTTTGTATGGGACATTGTCCCAACGAATGAGGTAGCAGACGCCTACGCAAAAGGCGAAGTATTTATTCTGCATGATGATGACTCCGAGTCATTGTACACGGGCGAACCAATTGACGAGAATCTAACTTACGGCACCGAGGTCGGATGGCTTAAAGATATAGATGACAGACAATTGCTGACATTATTAGCAGTACGCAAGTACGGGCATCTAAAAGAACCCGACTTACTATGGCGATTTGTTGCGCTATCAACCAACGGACTAATTAACATGGTAAAAAATGATGACAGAAGTAGTATGCATTAAAACACATAGCCAAGGGATTGTCAAGGAGGGGGAGATTTACCCTCTGCTTGACACGAGGGCTGACTGCTCATGTGGTGCAACGATGTACGACATTGGAGCAAATAGCGAAGCCATATTCCAAGTGTGTATGTGTGGTAAAGAGTATGTAAAAAATAGTAAGACATGGTGGCTAGATAGCAGGTTGTTTGCCATCCCAAACTTGGAGGAGTTGTATGAGGTTACAAGTGAAGCAAATATTAAATAGTTATGACATGGGGTTCCACACCACCTTGTCCGACATGGTATCAGAGTTTATGCTGATCATTAATTTAACTGACAAAAAGAATTTAAACTACAAAGAATGCGAAGAATTATTTTTATCCTATTGCTCTATGTTGGGCAGACAAGGGCTCAAGTAGTTGAGAGTTTGGATAGCCAACGGCTAACGTGTTTAGACACGGCGATAGGCAAGGGATGGGCAACAAGTACATACTTAAATGCTGGATACGACAAGGAGGGATTAGATTATATCCCTCCGATACAAGTGAAGAAACTCTCAAGGTTGGGTGACTATTACATACGCTGTATGTTAGATGACTACTATTACTTTGAGATAATACTTATTAATTTTAAACTAGAATATATATTTACAAACGACAAAAATGAATAACATAATAAAAGGCGATAAGGTATTTATTGCGAAACTAGAGGCTGTCATTTACGAGTACACTGGCATAGACACAGAGGTAATCAAAAGTAAGACAAGGAAAACTGAGATTGTAACAATTAGATTCATCCAAGCATGGCTGATGAAGAAGTACACATTCATGTCATTGTGCAGCATTGGGAAGCACTTAGGTGGGCGTGACCACTCAACCATCATTCACGTGATCAAGACGATTGAGGATTGGTACGAGCAACCTAAGATGTTCGCACCTGAACTAAGGATGCTTGATGCAATAGAGAGAGAGGTAAAGTTATGAAAATACTAGAGATAAGGGCAATCATATCGCCAATTAACGAACATGATCCACGAGCGATGAGGGTAGTATACCCCGATGGCAAGGTGGACTTCAATGACTTTCAAGAAAACTTAAAGAAACAAATCGATGCACGGAAGACCAGTATTCAAAGGAAAAAATAGTATCTACATTATTGACAACGGGTGCAAGGTAGAGAAGTTTGACAACGGCAAGGTTGTGATCTACAACACGCGATTGGGTGGAGACTTCTATCAGAAGGTACATCCAAGTTACTATGAGATGTATGAGAAGGAGGGATTTGATGTCATGTCCATTCAACTATCTATTGACACGCTTAACAATTTATTGGAAAAGAATCCAAGCAATCAAGAAACAATTAAAAAAATAAAAGACTATGAGAAAAAAATTAATTTCTATCGACCAAGAAACGATGGCAATCAAGAAAGTATTTGACTTGAGATTCCCATTATGGACAAGCATTGCGCTTAATATTCTTGCAATCGGAATCATTGCGCTCATTTTACTTGAACCGCGCCTAGTTTTAACAAAATACAAAACGATGATAGTGGAGAAAGTCATCGAGGACATTCCCTTAACGGACAGCGCAATCATCAGTGAGTTGACGCACCTGGGCTGTATGCAAGTGCCGGTGGCATTGGCGCAGTTCAAGATTGAGACGGGACACTTCACAAGTCACATTTGCAAGCAGAACAAGAACATTGCAGGCATAAGAACGTCGAGATCTAAATTAGTCATCGGCATGAAGAATGATCACTGCGCATATGCGACATACAGAGACTGCCTAAGAGACTATGTGGCGATACAGAACAGATACCTAACAAATATCAACCATCGTTACGCAGAGGATCCAAATTACATCGCTAAACTAAAACAAATAAGATGAAAGCGATCTTTAAGTTTAACAATGGGAATGGTGCACTGCTCTGTAATTGTTGTTCGGTCATCATTAAGACGGGATCAGACTTCTCTGACTTTGAACGAGAGGCAATGATTGGATACCAAGATATGGCTCCTCAGTTCTGTAAAGGGTGTAAAGACATTGTCAGAATGGCGATCAATATGGCACACGCATACGAGGTAAGAAACTACTTAGATATATTCACAAGCACCCAAGACTGGGGCGTGAAGAAAGCGAAGCAAGGCCTTTCATTTCACTTGTATAAGATAAAGGGCATGAAGGTACAAGACATTGCGCACCACCTTAGACTTTCGCAATCTGTTGTATATAAGTACATTAAAAATTATTCAAAATTGTTTGACGAAAACTTGTATTTCCGAAACTTAGTTTTAAATTTGTAATCCGATGAAAGATAATATCAACCCACAACACTACAAGCAAGGAAAAATTGAGGCGATAGATGCGATTGAATCAGCGACCATAAATAAGAAAGGACTCGATGCCGTTTGCACCGCGAACGTAATTAAATACCTTTGGAGATGTGAGGAGAAGGGTGGCTTAGAAGACATGAAGAAGGCCAAATGGTACTTAGATAGAATGATCGCAGCACACGAGAAAGAACCAATAGTCACGATTAATGGATATGACATAGGCCATCAATTCAGCAAGTTATGAAAGTTTACCAGAACGAGACATTTACAATAATAAAGTACAAGGAACTATACCATGTCTTTTTTACTTGGGAATACACCCATGCATTATTTATTGACCATAGCATTTATAGTTGCTACTGGTTTATGTTTAAACAATACCTAAAAAATCTAATATGAACACAACATTTGAAAAACTATCGAGCATCGACGTAACGAAGTACGTTGAGAAGAAACAAGGACAAAGTTATTTGTCATGGGCTAACGCGTGGAGACTTGCGTGTATCAATTGCCCGAACACAAGCCGAACCATCTATGAGAATGTGGATGGCAAGAACTACTTTACTGATGGCAGAACTGCATGGGTAAAGGTTGGTGTGACCATCGAAGGCGTTGAGCATATCGATCAATTGCCAGTAATGAACTTACGCAACCAATCAGTGTTAGTTGACGTGATTACATCCTTCGATGTGAACAAAGCGATTCAACGTAGCACCGTGAAGGCATTGGCATTGCATGGCCTTGGGATCAACATCTATGCTGGTGAAGATTTTGAGGAGGCTGACACATCTAAGGACGATGGCAAGCAGACTCAGATCGTGTTAAACATTGGCGATGAGAATTGGACGAAGGCAATTGCATATGTGCAGGCTAACAGAAAACTTGGTGCTAAGAAGTTAATTGATCAACTAAGCAAGAAGTATGTGATTGATGACGTGATAACCACGGAGATTCAAAAAGAAATCACGCAGTAATGACAAAGGATGATTGGGTTGCCTATAGACCACTACTGGCAACCCATACAAAATTTGGCAAGTACGTCTCAAACGTAGACAAGACGTATTGTCTCGTGCAGTTTGATGGCGTAGCCACCAAGTGCGAGAGTAAATCAGTAACCAAAATATACGAAAAAAATCTAATCAAACAATTAAATGAACCTAGAACTATTAAAGGATGATGCCAACTACTATGGCGAAATGGGACGTCAATTCCTATCCAACTCAGATATTGATGCCTTGTTAAGAGATCCATCAAGTTTTAAAAAGAACAAAGAAAAGACTGTCGACATGGTAAAAGGAAGTTACTTCCATACCTTGTTGATCGAGAAGGACAAGATTGACAACTTCGCAATTGTGAATGCGTCAAGCAGAAACACAAACATCTATAAGGACGCGTGCGCTGATGGTGAGATAAGATTATTATTGTCAGAACAAGACATGATTGTGAAGATGGCAGAGGCCATCACTGGCAACATCACAACGTACGACATGGTTTATGATGACGTGATTGGATACGAGGTTCCAATGGTTAAGGAAATCATGGGACTGATGTGGAAAGGGAAGGCTGACATTGTAAAGGCTGACGTTATCTACGATCTGAAGACAACATCAAAGCTCGATGATTTCATGTTCAGCGCAAGGAAGTACAACTATGACTCTCAGGCATGGCTCTATAATCAATTCTTTGGCAAGCCTATGGAGTTTATTGTTGTCGAGAAGGAAACTAATCGTGTTGCTGTTTATGATTGCTCTGAGGAGTTCTTAGACAGAGGTAGAGAGAAAGTATCAAGGGCTGTTGAGCAGTACCACAAATTCTTCGGGCCAAAGAAGACTGAAGACGTAAGCAATTTTATTATTAAACAAACATTATGACAAGAGAAGAAAAATTAACCATGTACGAGGGAGTACATGACGAGATCTTTGGCCTTTGGCCAGTATCAAATGACGATGTGATGGACGACAAAGAATTAATTAGTCTTATCTATCATTACAACAAATCACTACAAGAATTATCAGACTATCTTCAAGAAAAGATGGACGCATTAGAAACAACAGAAGAATAAAACATATGGCACAATTAGTATCAGTATCAATCGACGTGACGAAGATCACAAAGAGCAAGTTAAAAGATGGTAAGTATTTAAACTTTACCGTAGCACTTAACAATGAAACAAACGAGTGGGGTAAGAACGCCAGCGTTTGGGAAGAACAATCTAAGGAAGAGCGTGAGGCAAAAGAGAAGAAAAACTATCTTGGATCAGGCAAAGTAGCATGGTCAGATGGTCAACTTGTCGAGCCACCTGCAAAAACCGACACAAGTAGGCCTTCAAAAAAGAAGGAAGACTTGGACGAGTTGCCGTTCTAATCTAATCACCGACAGACACATAGCATCACTTATGGTGGTGCTTGTGTCGAGTGTCGGAAAAAGTTGCCAATTTCACTATATATTTATTTCTTTATTCTATTTTATTTTTATTTCATTTTAAAAATAAAAAAACGACACAAATGGGTTAAAATAATTAAAAACAATAACTTAGCCTCTAAAAAATCGACATAAAACCGACACAACATGAC